ACAACGAGCAGGCGCAGGTGGCGCTGCGTCAGCAGCTCAATGCCGCCAGCGAACAGGCCGTGCGCCGCGAACAAACCATCACAAGGTTACTCCATGAAAATGACGCCTTCCGCCGCTGGTATAACACTCAGTTGCCTGATGCTGTGCGCCGGGTGCACCAGCGCCCCGCCTGCCCCTCTGCCGGTCACTGTTTACAACCGCTGCCCGCAGGTCAGCCTGTGTCCGATGCCGGGCAGCGATCCACAAACTAACGGCGATTTAAGCGCCGATATCCGTCAGCTTGAGCGCGCACTGGAAAGCTGCGCGCTACAAGTCGAAACCGTTAAACACTGCCAGGATGAGATAAATGCTAAAACCCGACACGCTGCGCAAAGCCCTGACTGATGCTGTCCCGGCGCTGCACGACANCCCCGATACGCTGCGGCTGTGGGTGGACAAAGGCAGCAATACCGCCACGTTTGCCCCTTCGCTGTCGTTTGAAAAACAGTTCAACCTCAACGTCGAAGTCAGCGCTTTTTCCGGCGATATCGATACGATTTTTGTGCCGATCATGGCCTGGCTGCGCGACAACCAGCCGGATATTCTCACCGTCGAAGCGGGTCAGCGCGGCTGCTTTAGCTGGTCGCTGACGACCAACAGCGATGGCACCCAGGATCTGCTGATTATCCTGCAACTGACCGAGCGCACCAAAGTGACGGAAGTGGATGGCGCGCTGCACGCCGAGACGTTGCCGGAGCCGCTGCCGCCNGCGCTGGTTACCCGCCCGGTTGAGCTCTATATCAACGGCGAACTGGTGAGCCGCTGGGCTTCATAACGCCCGCAAATGCGCCCCGCGTTGTGCCAAAAGCCGGACAGCCTTGTCCGTTTTTCAAAGCCGGGGCCGCATAGCATCATTTCCGCTATGAACACACAACTCTCGCTCCAGGAAATGGCCCGCGCGCTGCGCAATATGATCCGTACCGGGATTATCGTCGACATCGACCTGACTTCCGGGCGTTGTCGAGTGCAGACAGGCGGCATCGTCACTCAGTGGTTGCAGTGGTTAACCCACCGCGCCGGACATTCACGTACGTGGTGGGCGCCCTCGGTCGGCGAGCAGGTTTTACTGCTGGCGGTCGGCGGCGAGCTCGACACCGCCTTTGTGCTACCGGGCATTTTTTCTGACGACAACCCGGCGCCTTCCGTTTCGGCGGACGCCTGGCATGTCGCCTTCCCCGATGGGGCGGTGTTCGAATACGAACCACAAAACAGCGCGTTGAAAGTCAGCGGCATTAAAACCGCCGATATCACCGCCTCCCAATCCGTAACCGTCAGTGTGCCGGAAGTGAAGGTTGTCGCCTCCACCCGCATCACGCTTGATACCCCGGAAGTAGTCTGTACCAACAAGCTCATTACCAGCACGCTGGAGGTGCAAAAAGGCGGCACGATGAGCGGCAATATCTCGCACAGCGGCGGTTCGTTGTCCTCTAACGGCAAAGTACTGCATACCCATCAACACCCCGGCGACAGCGGCGGTACAACAGGAGCGCCTCTATGACAGTGCAATACAGCGGTTTTGACCGCACCACCGGCCAGCGCCTGACCGACACCGAACATATCCGCCAGAGCATCAGCGATATTCTGCGCACGCCTGTTGGTTCACGGGTCATGCGCCGTGATTACGGCTCACTGCTGTTTGAGATGATCGACCAGCCACAAACCCCGGCGCTGGCGCTGCAGATTCAGGCCGCCTGCTATATGGCGCTGCTGAAATGGGAACCGCGCATCACGCTGAGCGCAGTGACAACCGAACGTCAGTTCGACGGCACGATGATTGTCAATCTGACCGGCCAGCTCGCCAGTACCGGCGAATCCCTTTCGTTAACCCTTCCAGTGAGTTAAAACCATGCCGATTATCGATCTGAGCCAGTTGCCCGCGCCCAATGTGGTTGAGGAACTTGATTACGAGGGTCTTCTTGCCGAACGCAAGGCGACACTCATTTCCCTGTTTCCTGCCGACGAGCAGGAGGCCATCGCCCGTACGCTGGCGCTGGAGTCCGAGCCGCTGACCAAGTTTCTTGAAGAGAACGCTTATCGCGAAGTGCTGTGGCGCCAGCGCGTCAATGAAGCCGCCCGCGCNGTGATGCTGGCGTACGCCGCCGGTAACGATCTTGATGTGATTGCCGCTAACAGCAATACCGCGCGNCTGGTGATCACCCCTGCCGATGACAGCACCATCCCGCCGACTGCCGCAGTGATGGAATCAGATAAAGACCTGCGACTGCGTGCGCAGCAGGCCTTTGAAGGCTTAAGTGTGGCCGGGCCGGAAGGCGCTTATGAATATCACGGCCGCAGCGCCGATGGTCGCGTTGCCGATATCTCCGTGATCAGCCCGAACCCGGCGTATATCACNATCTCNGTGCTCTCACGCGAAGGCGACGGCAGTGCCAGCGACGAACTGATCGCCATCGTTGAAAAGGCGCTGAANGCAGAAGATGTCCGCCCGGTTGGNGACCGCGTAACGGTACAAAGCGCGGAAATTGTGCCCTACCAGATTGACGCCACGCTCTATTTTTACCCGGGGCCGGAATCGGAACCAATTCGTCAGGCCGCCGAACAGCAACTCAAGACCTATATCTCCGCACAGCGCCGACTGGGCCGCGATATCCGCCAGTCGGCCATTTACGCTGCGCTGCACGTTGAAGGTGTACAACGCGTGGAGCTGAGCTCGCCGCAAAGCGATCTGGTGCTGGAGAAAAACCAGGCTTCGTACTGCACAGCCTGGAGCATTAATACAGGAGGCACCGATGAGTGATGACCGCCTGTTGCCCGTTGGCTCCTCGGTTCTNGAGGTGGCAACGGCAGAGGCAGCGGCACAAATCGAACGCGTACCGGTGCCGCTGCGCACATTATGGGATCCGCTGACCTGCCCGGCAGAGCTGCTGCCTTACCTGGCGTGGGCGCTCTCCGTCGATCGCTGGGATTACAGCTGGCCCGAGGCCACCAAACGTAAAATTATCGCCTCCGCTTTTTTTGTTCATCAACACAAGGGAACCATTAGCTCATTACGACGCGTTGTTGAACCACTCGGCTACNTGATTGAGCTACGCGAATGGTGGCAGGANAATGCCGAACCCGGCACGTTCCGGCTGGTGATTGGCGTGCAGGAGAATGGCATTACCGAGCAGATGTACCAGGAGCTGGAGCGGCTTATCAATGATGCCAAACCGGCGAGCCGCCATCTGTCGGAACTGAACATTAGCCTGAGTACCAGCGGCGAGTTTTATGTTGGCGCCAGTTGTTACCTCGGTGAAGAGCTGACGGTTTATCCTTACATGCCGGAAGAGATTGTGGTCGGCGGCGAGTATTACCCCGCTTCTGCCATCCATCTTATCGATGATGTTTATATTTCATAACCCGCCACACTGCTGAAACGGGCTACGGCCCGTTTTGTTTTATCTCCCTCGTTGTATCAGCGGACCGACAACGCCGCTGATTAGCGTCTGCCTGTGGCTGAACGGAAAATAGCTCCGCCGTTCATTCACTATCCAACAACCAGAGAGCATATGCATGACTGCCAAATATTTTGCCATTCTGACCAATCAGGGCGCCGCAAGGCTGGCGAATGCCACCGCTATCGGTACATCGCTCAATCTGACGCAAATCGCCATAGGCGACGGTAATGGCGTACTGCCGACGCCCGACGCAACGCAAACCCGGCTGGTGAATCAAAAGCGAATTGCGCCGCTGAATGCCCTGTCGATCGATCCCACCAACACCAGCCAGATTATCGCCGAACAGATAATCCCCGAAAACGAAGGGGGTTACTGGATCCGTGAACTCGGTCTCTACGACGATGAAGGCGTACTAATTGCTGTTGCCAACTGCCCGGAAACTTACAAGCCATTGATGCAGGAAGGGAGCGGCCGCACGCAGACGATTCGCATGGTGATCACTGTTTCATCAACCGCCGCGGTGACGCTAAAAATCGACCCGGCAGTGGTGCTGGCGACGCGTAAGTATGTTGATGACAAAGCGATTGAGGTGCGCACCTATGCAGACAACCTGATGAGCCAACATGTCGCAGCGGGCAATCCGCATGCGCAATACCCTCTTATCGCCAATGCGTTGAAAGAGATGGCGAATGCCGGGCTTGTCAGCAGCGTGCAGAGCAATCTTGGCTTGAGTTCGCTTGTGCAGGCAGGAACCGCAAGTGGCCTGCTGGCCACCGCCGGTTATTTTCAGATCCCGGGTATCTTGAATGGCGGTAAACAGGCACTGATTATTCAATGGATGAAGGTAACGACCAGTGTGAACAACGGTGAGAACTCCGTCTTCACATGGCCAATAGCCTTTCCGAACGCCTGCCTGAATACGCAAGTCACCTATACCGAAGGATCATCACCCTTCACCGATATCACGGTGCCCATCTTTGTTGTAGCCCGATCCTTACAGAACATCACCATCCGTTCCTACAGCGGCGCGGGCAACGGCATCGACATTCTGGCGATCGGTTTTTAACCGCTTCGTTAGCTTGCCACGGGCTGCGGCCCGTTTTTTTCATCACGCTCGTTGTGTCAGCAGGCAACCAACGCCGATCAATGGTGTTCGCCTGTGGCTGAACGGAAAATAGCGTCACCGTTCATTCTTCACCAAACAACCTGAGAGTTAACGCATGACTGCCAAATATTTTGCCATTCTGACAAATCAGGGCGCTGCGAGGCTGGCAAACGCCGCATCGCTCGGCACAAAACTTAATCTCACGCAGATGGCGGTTGGCGATGCCAACGGCGTACTACCGATGCCAGACCCAACGCAGACAAAACTGATTAACCAGCAGCGTATTGCGCCGCTGAACCGNCTGTCGGTCGATCCTAATAACAGCAGCCAGATTATTGCCGAGCAGGTTATTCCGGAAACGGAAGGCGGTTTCTGGATCCGCGAAATTGGCCTCTATGATGACGAAGGNGTATTGATTGCGGTCGCCAACTGCCCGGAAACGTATAAACCGCAAATGCAGGAAGGGAGCGGACGCACGCAGACCATNCGNATGGTGCTNACCGTCTCATCAACGGCTGCCGTCACGTTGAAAATCGACCCGTCGGTGGTACTGGCGACGCGGCAGTATGCCGACGACCTGATGAACAACCATGTTAAAGCCGCNAACCCGCATGCGCAGTACGCACCGCTGGCCAGCCCGGTGTTTATCGGCACGCCGACGGTGCCGGATACGCATATTGGCAACTACGGACAGCAGATCGCCAACACCAAATATGTGCGCGATGTTATTGCTGACTACGACGGCATTTTACCGGTGGGTTCGCCCGTCGCCTGGCCGCAAGCCACTCCGCCTGGCGGCTGGTTTAAATGCAACGGCGCGTCCTTTGATAANACCCNGTTTCCACGGCTGGCAGCCGCCTACCCGGCCGGTGTTCTGCCNGATCTGCGCGGCGAGTTTATTCGCGGCTGGGATGANGGGCGAAACCTTGACGCTGGCAGGGCACTATTAAGTGTGCAACTGGATGATTTTAAAAACCATAACCATACACCGGTAAAAAACCCATCAAGGAATCGCTTCCTGACCGACTACAGCGAAAGCGGTGTTGGCGCTCTCGCCAATTTAACCACCGGGGGCGGGTTGTTCTCCTTCTCAAGCTATACCGAATATACTGGCGGAGGAGAAACACGCCCGCACAACGTCGCATTTAACTTCATCGTGAGGGCTCAATAATGTCTCAAGCAACACTAAACCAGAATCTGATTGCCGCGACCGCCGGGGAGCTAACCGTTTATAACTTTACAGGCGATACCCGCGAATATCTGGCGCCTTCTGTGGAGTATCTGGCTGTGGGGGTCGGTATTCCGGCGAATTCAGCCGTCGACGCCCCCTCTGCGGCAAAAACGGGGTTTGCTGTATGCCGTAAAACGGATAACAGCGGATGGGAGTACGTGGTCGATCATCGTGGTGAAACGGTATACAACCTGCAAAGCGGTGAAGCCTCTCAGATGAAGACTCTGGGTGATTATCCATCTGATATCACTCCATCGGCGCCAGCGACCGGGTTTGATAAGTGGGACGGCAGCAAATGGGTGACTGATAGCGCTGCACAGCAGGCATCACTGGTAACCAGCGCTGAACAGAGCAAAACGCAGCGGTTGAAAGAGGCGAAAGAGAGAATCAGCGTGTGGCAGACCGAGCTGCAACTCGGCATTATTAGCGACGCCGACAAAGCCAGCCTGGTGAAATGGCTGGAGTACATCAAGGGCGTGCAGGCTGTCGATACCACAAGCGCACCTGATATCCGCTGGCCTGAACAGCCACAATAAGAGCAACGGGCCGCGGCCCGTTTTTTGTCGGGTTGGCGCTGCGCTTACCCGACCTACTGTTCCCCCACAGGCCTGCCCGCCAGCAGGTCATTCTCCTCAGGGTTGTATCGCCCGGCAACCAACCCTAACTGATAGGCCCCGCCCCAATGTGCCCCGGACAATACCGTTTACTCAATCGATAACCTGAGAGTGAACGCATGACTGTAAAATATTTTGCCATCCTGACCAATCAGGGCGCGGCGAANCTGGCGAACGCCACCGCGCTGGGCACCCAAATCCATATTACGCAAATGGCCGTTGGCGATGGCAACGGCAGCCTGCCCACGCCAGACCCGGCACAAACCCAGTTGGTTAATCAGAAACGCATCGGCGCAGTAAACACACTGACTGTCGATGCCGAGNATGCCAATCAAATTATTGCTGAGCAGGTGATCCCGGAAAACGAAGGGGGATACTGGATCCGCGAGCTGGGTCTTTTTGACGACGATGGCATACTGATTGCCGTCGCCAACTGCCCGGAAACCTACAAACCGCTGTTAGGCGAAGGTAGCGGGCGCACGCAGACGATTCGTATGGCGCTGATTGTTTCCTCTACCGCAGCCATCACGCTAAAAATTGATCCGTCAGTGGTACTGGCGACACGCAAATATGTCGATGACAAGGTTATCGAGGTAAAAGCCTGGGCCGATAATCTGCTGAACCAGCATATTGCAGCCAGCAACCCGCATACTCAGTATGCGCCGATTGCCAGCCCCACACTGACCGGAACACCCAAAGCCCCCACTGCAGCGCAAACGGCAAACGATACGCAACTGGCCACCACCGCTTTTGTTAAAGCAGCAATATCAGCACTGAACCTGGGTGACGGTTCGGCGTTGCCGGTTGGCGTGCCCATTCCCTGGTCATCGGCGACACCGCCGGCAGGCTGGCTGAAATGTAACGGCGCGGCGTTCACCGCAGCGCAATACCCGAAGCTGGCTGTGGCGTATCCAAACCTTGTATTACCTGATTTGCGAGGGGAATTTATTCGCGGCTGGGATGATGGACGCGGGGTTGATGCAAGCAGAACCTTACTTAGCGCACAGAGCGATGCTATACGCAATATTACCGGCAGTATGCCTATGGTTGCCCCCTACGGGTACGAGCAGGATGCTAAAGGGGCTTTATATGGTTCAAGTGGATTTACGCATGGCGGCGGTTCTGTTGCACAGCAAGCTGGTGGGTATGGTGTGGCGTTTAGCGCATCACTTTCCGTCCCTACCGCAGCAGAAAACCGTCCGCGCAACATCGCCTTTAACTACATTGTGAGGGCTGCATAATGACATCAGCAGTATTGGATAAAGCAAAAATCGCCACCACCGCAGGAAACATCACGGCTTACAG